AGAATCAATTTATAAAAAAGGGACAAATCATTCTAATTATCCGGAACTTATTTCTGACGAAGAGATAGCCGCTAAACGTGCAACGATGAGTGAGGTATTCTGGAGTTGTCAGTACGAAAATAATCCTATGTCGGAAGGATTAATGATATTTAATTTAGAACGATTATTTTTTATACGCCCCGATCAAATGCAACCAATTATAGATGAAGCTGCTGGGCAATGGCTTTGTGTTTTTGACCCGAGCTTAGGTAAAGAGTCCAGCGATTATCCTATGACAATTTGGTTATATTTTTATAATGACACTATTTATGTATATGATGCTATTGATAAAAAAGTTGAATTATCTTTAATCGTGCATCAGATTTCTGCTATGAATCAACGGTTAGGATGTCGTAAATTACTTTTTGAGGATAATGGAATTACTCTTGTAGAGAAAGCTATTAGAGATGCTCATGCAAGAATAAATCATAAAATAATTTTAGAAAAAATTCATCATTCATCGAACACTCATAAAGAGGAAAGAATTATATCAATACAGCCAGATCTTTATTCGGGATATGTAAAATTTATGAAAGATTTTAAAACCCGTTATCCAGAAATGATGGATCAGATAGTATTTTACCCTCAATGGAATTGCGATGATGGTCCTGATGCCCTTGAGATGGGAATATCTTATTTTAGAAAAAAGCACTTTAAATATGTGGGATTGACAGAGAGTTTGTAAAGGAAAATATTATAATGTATAAGAAAAAAGAACCAAACAAAATTATTTATCAAGATAATATTGTTACTAAATTTTTAGTTGAAACTCAAGAGCATGGAGACTTTGAGATTCTAGTAGACACCGAAGATTATGATAGAATTAAAAATTATAGATGGGGTCTTTCTTTTGGAGAAAAAAGAAACAGTTGTTATATAAAATCTCATTATAAAGAGAATGGTAAATATAAATATTTCTCTTTACATCGTTTTATTTTGGATTTAAAAGATTCGAAAATTTTATGTGATCATATTAATAGAAACGCTCATGATAATAGGAAGCAAAATTTACGAAAATGTACTCCTTCAGAAAGCACAAGGAATACCAGTGCTTTTAGAAAAAAGGCTATAAACTTCAAAGGTTTAAGCCAATATAAAGAGACTAATACTTGGCAAGTTCGAATTCAATGTGATGGTAAAAGAATTCTATTAGGATATTTTAAAGATCCTATCGAGGGTGCAAAAGCCTACAATAAAAAAGCAAAAGAACTATTCGGCGAATTCGCCTATCTAAATCCTATTCCCGAGGAGGTCTAAAATATGAAATATACTTATTATGTTAGTTTTATTATCCCGGAAAAAAATTCTTATGGGAATGTAGAAGTTTATTCAAAAAAGAAATGGACCACTATAGAACAAATTAGAGAAGCAGAAAAGTCAATAAAAGAAGTTCATCATTTAAGCGAAGTAGTTATTCTAAATTATATATTACTTAAAAAGTAAAGAAGAAAAAATAATGATAAACCAATTACCACCAGATATTCAAAATCATTTACGTTCTAAAATGGAAATACAGTATGGTGTTATGATATCGTCAGAATTTAGAAATTTAACTGAAGAATGGGAAAAGGAGAATAAAGAGTATATTTATAAAAACATTCATGACGCTATAAAAGAGCATAGAATCAAATACCCTAAAAGTAGAGAACACTATGATTTTTATGGGAATGAAATTTAAATAAAAATAACAATAAAAAGTAAATATGAAAATTATAGAAATAGAAAATTGTTGGACATGCCCGTATCATAATGAAGACAAAGGGTTTAAAGCCGGAGTAATACATTGTGGTATAGTTGAATATTTGGATAAGGAATATAGAAATAAAGTTCACAAAAATTGTCCATTAGAAGACGATAAAAATAAAAACGGAGTTAAAATGAAAACAATAAACATAAATAAGGTGATAAGAGAGATAGAAAATAAAAAACGTAGATTAAGTATATATTTCCCGGAAGGATACACAGATTTTGCGAAGGGTGTTAGATATGCTTGTGATTATGTTAATAAAATAATAAAAGAGAACATCAAAGAAATAGACAACGATTTATTAAGACTTAAAATGGATTAAAATAATGTCTAAAATAAAACCTGAAAGTAATAAGAAATATCCGACAGTAGGTGAAATGTTAGATTATATCTATGCGAATGATATTCCAATGAATGCAATAGTTACATGTGAACAACTTAGTGATTTTTATTTAGAAGATAAGTTAGAAACTACTGAAAGTTGGGATTATTACGAAACAGAAAAAACTGATTGGGATTTTCCTAAGAAACTTATTCCGGCGCATAACGGATTTGGTACAGCTTTAAAGAAAAAATTATTTGTAATTTGGATGCATTATTAAAAACAATATGACGCATTATGAATTATGTAAGATAACAGCAGAACGGTTTTTAAAAGAATCTGATATTGTATTATTTGAATATCAAACAGTAGTAAGTTCTGAACATCCTGATGTATTATGTTATAATGGTGGATATACTACATTATTTGAGATTAAATTAGATCTACAAGATTTTAAGAAAGACATTTTAAAATCTTGTAGAATACAAAATAAATTTCATTGTGATTTTCATGTTTATACAAGAGATTATAATAAAACAATAAAAATAATCTGGGATAAGCCTGAAATGCAGCAATTCGTTATAGAGCATCCTCATCTCGGTCGAAGGAGATATTATGTTTGTCCGAAAGGATTGATACAACCGGAAGAAATTAGTAATGGTTGGGGTTTATATTGGTATAATGGTAAATTTAGTTTAAAAAAAGAATCCAGGCAATTTAGGCATGACATGTTTAGAGAAAATATTTTGCTGTCTCATGCGACAAGAAAGATGGGGAATGGACATTCTGAAAATATACTGATTAGAAAGTACGAAAAAAATTATTAAAACAACAAGGAGAAATAAAATGGATATGGATGATGAAGTAAAAGAAGTTTACAAAAGTTTTTGGAAACCAATATTAGGATTTTTTGGCTTACTAAATTTCAGACAAGTTAAAAGAGAATTACATGATTTTCATATATGCATTGAGAATGTCCCGAAAGTTTATATGGAAGTTACGAGAGGACGTATCAGCAAAGCGAATACTTTAGCATGGGAAGTTATCGGTGAATATGAAAACGATTTAATGGACAATTATATACATAAAGATGATTTGAGATATATCATTGAAAATTTCAAAGGAAAGAGTTTAATAAAAGAGTTAAATAAACTTTAAACAACAAAGGAGAAATAAACAATGGCAGCAACATCAAAAGCAAAAGCGAAGGGACGAAAAATCGGCCACACAAAAAACAAACCGTGTCAGCAGAGATACACACAATCAAAACGTTGGGAAAAGAATAAACTTCGCCGGGCAAAGATAATGGCGAACAAATTTGGTCACGCAATTAAAATAAAGTTTGACGGCGTGATAGAAATGATTAGACCGGATAAAGGTAAAGAAAAGATTAAGGAGGAGAAATAAAATGGAAAATGTTATTGGGGTATTAGATAATTTAGCGAAAGATTTAAATGGGAGAATTGATGAGATTGGAATATTGCCGGATGACTCTGGGTTTGCGATGATGTCTTTCCCTCTTTCGAAAGATCATTGGCTATATGAGGATAGATATAATATACCTCCAATGCCTTTACGTTTAGGGACAGAAGGAGAGATGACTTTTTCTTTAAATGATGATAAAGATCAACATTGTTGGACAAAAAAAGAATTTGCTAATAAAATTCGTGAAGCAGCAAAATACGCTATTCGGGTATCAACAATGAATGGTAAAGACGAAGACTTTGATCCTGATGCTATGGTTCAAAATTTTATTGTTGGATTATCAGGTTATTGGACCTCAGATGGTTATTCTTCGTTTCCAGAAGATAATCTAAAAAAGGAGACCGTAAATGAATAATCCGTTCAAAAAATATGGACATTCCCCACAAAGAACCTTCACCGGCAATTGGACGCGAACTCTAACCGGGGTAAATGCTAAAGAACATTTTGGAGATGGCAAATGGGAACCGGTGGGTTTAAAAATAACCTTTGATAAACAGATTTACATTCCGGAAGAGATAGTAAATATAAAAATAGAAATTGATAGGAGGTAACATGCCATATATCAAGGAATTAGATAGAGTTAAATTCAAACCTATTTTAGAAGAATTCGATAAAATAATATTACATTCTTTAATAAGCACTGGAGATATGAATTATCTTATTACTAAAATGGTTCATAATTTTTTAGATGAGAAAGGGGTATCCTATAAAAATATAAATGAAATGATTGGAGTTCTGGAGTGCGCGAAACTGGAGCTTTATAGAAAGATTGCTAGTCCTTATGAAGATGAGAAAGAAAAAACAAATGGTAAAATATAAAATTTCAAAGGAGAAATAAATTGCCGTATTCAAACGATACGCTTTTAAGAATTCACGAATATTATTCTGAACATGGAGAACAGGAAACTTGTAAAAAGTTTAGTATTAAGTCTTCCACTCTTGATCGGCTTATTAGAAAGTTTAATAATGTTGGTAAAGAGGATACCCCTCAAAAAAGATATGATTTTGAAAGAATTGATGCTGATGGTAATGTTGAGTTATCGCTGGTAAGTTCGGAATTGAAAACTGTTGATGAGTTGCTTGCTTATTCTAAAATTGATACGAATATTTTTGAAGTTACTAAAGTCGTAAGTAATAGTTGGGGAAGTATAGAAAATCCGTCATTTCAAATAAAGATATTCCTTAAAAGAAAAGATGTTGAAGAAATAAATATTGAAGAAGTATGTAATAGCATTATTGAAAAGATAGGGAAGTATAGTGTTCCGTCTGTGATAAAACATAAACCAGATAAAGAAGGATTTTTGTGGGAAGTGGCCTTAGTAGATCATCACCTCGGGCAATTATCATGGGATAAAGAGGTGGGTATTAATTATGATGTTGATATCGCACAAAGACTGTATAACGAGTCAATATCTTATTTAATTGATAAAGTTCAACCTTATAAAATAAATAAGATATTATATGTAGTAGGCAATGATTTTTTCAATGTTAGTTCACAATTTAATACAACAACTGCTGGTACGAAGCAAGCTGAAGATGGTCGCTATCAAAGGTCATTTAATCGAGGAATAGATATCCATGTAGACGCAATCAACATATTAAAGAAAATAGCAGATGTGGACGCTATAATTATACCAGGGAATCATTCCGGAGAAAGGGAATTTTATCTTGGTGCTGTTCTTCAAGCATGGTTTAAAAATGATAAAAATGTAAATATTGATAATAGACCAATGAGTAGAAAATATTATAGATATGGAAAAAATTTATTGGGCCTCGCTCATGCAGACCCTAAAGAGATAAAATTAGATCGTCTTCTCGGCCTTATGCCTATTGAAGCGAAAACAGACTGGGCATTAGCAACAAATTACGAATGGCATTGTGCCCACCTTCATCATGATGCTAAAATGCAACATAATCTTAAAACTGAGAACGGGATAAAAGTCAGAAGATTGAATACTTTAGTTGCTATTGATGATTGGCATTTTAACTCAGCATATCTTCGGATACAAGAAGCACAGACTTTTTTATGGCATCCCGAATTTGCGGATATAGTACATATAAATCATAGGATATAATATATGAAGAATAAAATTATTTACCAAGATGAAAAGATTGTTGAATTTTTAGTTAATAATAAAAATTATGGAGAAATAGCAGTAAAAATAGATACTGAAAATTTAAATAAAATAATTAATTATGATTGGAGATATCAAGTTCGTAGAAACGGAGAAAAATTTGTTCTCTCTTGTCCCTATAAAAACATAGAAAAGAAAACTATTCCATTATCTAAATTAATTTTTGGTAAAGAAAGAAGAGTTATTTATAGGATAAATCCATTAGATTTAGACTATAGAAAAGAGAATATAAAGATTTTTAGAAAAAATAATATTACTTATCAAGATAATGAAATTACTAAAATTTTAATTGAAGATAATAAATATGGTAATTTTGAAACTATTATAGATACTGAAGATTATGAAAAAATTCAAAATTATAGATGGACATTAAATGTTTCTCAAAATGGATATAAAAGACCTATATATACTTTTTATAAAAAAGAGAAAAGAATGGTATATTTTGTTCATCAATTAATAGTTCCATATAAACATACGGATCATATTGATAGGAACCCATTTAATTGTAGAAAAAATAATCTTAGAGAGAGTAATAAAATCACAAATGGACAAAACAGAGGGAAGAATAAAAATAATACAACTGGTTTTAAAGGAGTAACGTTTAGAAAATATAACAATACTTATTCTGCTGAAATAATGTTTAATAGAAAAAGAATTAGAATACATGGATTTCAAGACAAAATAGATGCTGCTAAAAAATATAACGAACTTGCACTTAAATATCATAAAGAATTCGCTTGCTTAAATATAATTCCGGAGGAGGTTCAAAAATGAGTTGTCAAATATGTGGAGGTAAAGATGGGCACCATTTTGTTGACTGCAACAAAATGGTAGGAGTTTTACAGAAAGATATGATTAATAAAGCTGAAGATGGAGTTTTAAAAATGTACGAAACAAACAATACTTTCCCGTTAAAAGAAGATGGTGCTGTAGTATATGATATTTCAAAAGAATCTACTACCCAGGAAAAGATAGATACCCTTTTCTATAATTTTAAAGAGTTCCTTAAAGAGAAGAATATACGATACGGAGATTCTGCGCTTAACCCTTTACAAATATTTCCAATTAATGATCCTGAAATATTAGAATTATGTGTACGAGCTAATGATAAATGTTCGAGAATAAAAAACAGTAAAGAGGGGTTGAGGAGATCAGATGTTTGTGATTTATTTGGTTACATATCTTTAATTATGATTAAAAAAGGATGGTTAAAATTCGATGAGGAAATAGATTGAGATTTATGAAAAAACCTCGGTTATTAGATTTGGATCAACTTTCTTGGATTAAAAGAAATATTGATAAATATCCTCATAATAAAGAATTAGCAAAATATTTTAATATTACAACTAAACAAATAAAAGATTTTTTATTTACTCATGGTATTAGAAGATCCTATACGAATAAGGGACGAGTCATATTTAATGAAAACTTTTTTGGAAAGTATAATGCATTGTCTTGTTATTGGGCTGGATTTATTGCAGCTGATGGATGCATTTCTACAAGAAAAAATCAAAAAGATAAATTTTTAACGATCAATTTACAAATCAAAGACAGAATCCATTTAAAGAACTTCATTAAACATATTAATGGTTATCGGTTAAAAATTATAGAAAGAAACTCTACTATAAACAATAAAATATTTAAATATTGTAGTGTTATTTTATATAATAATAAAATAGTTTCTGATTTAAAAAATAATTTTAATATCATAGAAAGGAAAACCTTAAAATTACAATTTCCAGACATTCCAATTAAATATTATTTAGACTTTATTAGAGGATATATTGATGGAGATGGATGTCTATCTTTGCATAAAGACAGACAAAGTATAGTGTTACATTTATCTTTTGTTGGAAATGAATCTTTTATAAAAAGAATAGGAGAAATAATAAATAAAAAATATTCGTTTTCTATATATAAAAATGATTTATGTTGCATTAAGTATAATTTTCATAATAGTATTAAGGCTTGTCAAAAAATATATTTTCCGATAAATAAATTTTGTCTAGATAGAAAACGGAAAAAATATTTCGATCTTATTGAGTCTATAACTAATATTCAAAAGAGTCGAATAAATAAAAAAGGTATTGTTATTGATTGAAAATAATTGGTTAGAATTTAAGGACTTATTGGATTAAAATATGAAGGTCACTGTAAATTTTAAAACTTTAATCGGACGTGGATTTGGTGGTTATATAAAAGGTTCAGTAAAAAAGAAAGGTGTTGCTCAAGTGATAATTGATATCGATGCAATACTTAACTGTTGTAGTGATCCGAAAAATAAAGAACTTGCTTTTAAAGAAATATTTTGTGAAGCTGTAACACATGAAATTTTTCATGCAATAGAAGATTTGTTTGATAAATCATTTAATCACAAAAGGATAAATAAAGCATTAAATCAAATTATTAAGGAGAAACAAAGATGATAAAAGTTTATATTGCAGGTGCTTTAAATTCAGATGCGGTTGGTTATATTAAAAATATGCATAAAATGATTGAATGGGCGGATAAAGTTAGAAGAGCTGGATTTTGTGTTTATGTTCCTTGCGTTGATTTTTTAATAGGACTCCAAATAGGTGATTATGAGTATAAAGATTACTTTGATAATGGACAACCTTGGCTTGAGGTATCAGATGCGGTATTTTTAGTCCCTGGATATGAGAATTCAAAAGGGACATTAAAAGAAATAGAAAGAGCTAAGGAACTTGAAATTCCGATATTTACTGATATTAAAAATATGTTTGAACATTATAACTAATCCCCCTTTATAATCAGGGTATCGCCATATCCCTGATTTCCTACTCTTTAAATATAAAAAATTTTACTTGAAACATTTGAAATATTCCCGTATATTATAATTGATTTTGGCTCTCAAAACTTTCTAAGGAGAAACGGTTCTTCTAAGAAAGAATTTTTCACCTCTCTTTGGGAGGAGAAAAATCTTGCTCTTTGTTTGTTTTCGGGCGTTCTACGATACAGAACAAAGTTTCGCGGCTCGGCGATAAGAGCATTTTTTAAAAATTTAGCCGCGGGAATACATGGCAAATAAACAAGACAACCTTATTTTTACTCAAAGACATCCTGATTTAAAAGACAGGCTTGATATATGGGAGCTCGTATATGATTCATATGTCGGTGGTTACAATTATAAATGTGGGAGTTATTTAATTAAATACCCTAAAGAGTCCCTGGGTTCTTTCAATAAAAGAAAAGAAAGAGCAGTCTACTTTAATCAATTATCTCCCGTTGTTGATATGGTAAGTGGATTCTTATTTCTAAACCAACCATACAGAGAAGTTCCGAAAGAATTAAATTATCTCTTAAATTCTGTTTCTGGCAATAAAAAGATGGATGAGTTTATGCGTTTAATTTGTGCGTATTCATTCATGTTCACTTGTGGTATTCTTATTGATAGTCCGTCTTATGACCCTAATGTGATAAAAACAAAAAGGGATAGAATTGATAATAAAATAAACCCTTATGCAGTTTTTTATCTTCCCTTCCAAATTCGTAATTTTAATATAAATAAAACTGATGGCGAATTAGACTGGGTATTATTAGATAATTCATATTATGACCAGACAGACCCTTTCGCGGATGGGCAAACTATATTCAAATATACGTTATGGACCCGTACTACAAGCCAGAACTTTATTAAAAAGGGTTTAAAAGGAACGATTGAGACTGAAGAAGAACATCCACATGGTTTAGGTATGGTACCATTTAGATTCACGAGCTGGAGAGATGACAATAATGATTTTATTGCGGAAACAGTTTGTGAAGACATTGCAATGATATCAAAACTCATATATAACAATATGAGTTACATGGACGAAATGTTAGCATCCGGAACATTTAAGATGTTAGCGTATCCATCTGAGGATGGTGAAGTCCCGGATGAATTGAAAACAGGTGGAGTTGGTCCGTTATCTGTTATTTCGTATCTTGCCACTTCCGGTTCCGCCCCTCATTTTATTGGCGCGGAACTCACAGGAATAGATCCTTTTATAAAAGCTATTAATTTTTATATGACAGAAATTCTTAAAAAGGTTGGATTATCAACTGATGAAATGAAAGAATTTGTAAAGTCTGGTATGGCTAAAAAAATAGATATGCAAAAGATGAGAGCGCTGCTTATATCCGGGGCACAGATGATGGGTAAAGTAGAGGAGTGGATTTATGCTACCGCTGCAAAGTGGGAGAAAAAAGATTTACAAGGTAAAGCAGAATATACAATAAATTTGTCGGATGAAGATCTCCAGGCTGAGATGACAATGTTTACGGAGATGATGGTCCATCCTATTAAGTCTTTACAGAAAGAAATATTAAAATTAAAAACAAAAAAACTACTTGCTAATTATTTAAAGCCTGATATATTAGAAATGATAAACAAAGATATAGATAAAAGCGATACTATATCAATAGAGGACAATAATGTTGCAGAAACGTCTGCAAATGTTGTAAATAAAACAAAGAGTCAAGAAAAGTAAAGGAGAGTAAGTATGAGTAGGTTTTACAAAAAGGTTTCCAATGCACCGGAAAGTTTTGAATTAATTCCGGGAAAGGATTTTGATTTTCCTTTTGGATTACAAAGATTTGCAGAGGGAGATGGTATAGGAGATGGTACGGGTACCGGAGAAGGTGATGGTGCTGTAGATGGTACTGGGAATGGTAATGGTACTGGAGATGCTAAAAAGGCTAAACCAGAATTTGTGGAGAAGTTAGACCCGATTACTAAGAAGCTTGTTAAGATTCCGAAAGAGGTGGATTCGCTTATAGGACATTATATTAGTTCTACAAGAGAGAATGCAAAAAAAGATTATGAACCTCTTTTGGAAAAGATAAATACTCTGGAATCAGAGAATAAGGAATTCACTGCTGTTAAAGAGGAACTTGAAAAATTACGTTTTGAGAATATGACGGCAGATGAACGAGCTCAGGAGAATGTAAAAAAGGTTGTTAGAGAATCTAATAACGCTGTTAAGACAGCAAGTGAGGAAAGAGATTATTTTAAAAATCTGTTTGAGAGGCAGACTATTAAAAATGATATTTATTCTTCATTTGGTAATGTAAAATTATGTAATACTGAACAGGTCATGGTTCTTTTTGAGTCAGAGGGAAAAGCAAGAGTCGAAAAGATTATTGGAGACGATGGAAAACCCACTGGGGAATATGAGACAAGGGTAACTTTAATGCTTGAAGACAAGGATAAATATGTCGAAAAAGTTGAAGGGAACCCGAAAGAATTGTTTAAGAGATGGATTGCATTGGAAAGAAATGCACATCATATTCAAAATGATATCGCTATTGGAAGCGGCGCGATGAAGAGTAAAACCATTATGAAAGACGGTAAGAAAGTTGATTTAATGGGATTGTCGCCGGTTGAAAGACTTAATGCTGTGAGAGAGCATAAAGGTTAATTTAGTATAATACAGAGCAAGTGAGGCCAGAGCGAAAATTTCTACAATTGTAGAGGAGGAAAATTATAAATGGCACTCACATTAGTTGAAGCTGCAAAACTTTACGCAGGAGATCCTATCCGCTCCGCTATCATAGAACTCTATGCTAGAAATTCGGATATACTTAGAACCCTTCCTTTTATGGAAATACAAGGAAACGCTTATAAGTATAATAGGGAAGAAACATTACCTGGTATCGGATTCAGGGGTGTTAATGAAGGTTATACAGAAAGTACAGGTATATTAAATCCGATAACTGAACCGCTTGTAATCGCCGGTGGTGATCTTGATGTTGACAAGTTTATTGTTGATACCATGGGAGCCAATCAGAGAAGTGTTCAGGAAGCAATGAAAGTTAAGGCTCTGTCTCTTAACTGGACTTTAAAATTCATCAAAGGTGATCAGACAACTGAGCCTAGAGAATTTGACGGTCTTCAGGTTCGTTGCGTAGGTAATCAGGTTATTGGTGCTGGAACTACTTCCGGTGGAGATGCTTTATCGTTAGCAAAACTCGATGAACTCATTGACGCTGTTGATAGCCCGCAATATTTGATTATGAACAAAACGATGAGACGTAGATTAACTCAGGCTTCGAGAACTTATACTGTTGGTGGTTTTATTACTTATTCACAAGATGAGTTTGGTAGAACACAGACGGTATATAATGATCTGCCTATTTTAATAGCTGATCAGGATAACGAAGGGAACCAGATTCTTCCGATTACAGAAGTATCTTATAACGGTGGAACTTCAACAAGTACATCTATTTATTGTGTATCTTTTGGAGACGGTATGTTAATGGGTCTTCAAAATGGCGGAATGGATGTAAGAGATCTTGGAGAGATTCAGACAAAACCTTGTTTCAGAACTCGTGTTGAATGGTACAATGGTTTAGCTGTATTTAATGGTAAAGCGGCTGCAAGACTTCGTTACATATCTAACGCTGCTGTGGTAGCATAAGGAGGATGATAAATGTCTACAAATAGAAAAACAAGAACTTACGATCACGCCCTTTTGCTCCATGATGGCGCTGCTTTAAGCGCCAGTGCGGCAGGTAATGTTGCCACTGTTGCAAGAATTCTTGATTTGGGCGCTGGATTAGTTGAAGGGGATATCATAATTGATGTCTCTGCAATGGATGTGAACAATACTGATGAAATGATTACAGTATGTGCTCAAATAAGTGATAGCGCGACTTTTGCTTCAGCAATTTATGAAGCATGTAACCTTCGTTTAGGCTACGCAACTACTCTTGGGACAGCAAGTACAGGATGTGATGTTGATAGAACTACCGGAAGATTTATTCTTCCGTTTAGAAATGAGATCGAGGGTGGTGTACAAAAACGTTATCTCAGATTATATTTCATGGAAACTGGAACCACAACTACATTTGATTGTGTAGCGTGGTTATCAAAGAGGTCGTAAAAGGAGAAGAAGATGTCTAAAGTTACAAAAACTTATGATAATAATCTTCTTTTAAAAGACGCTGGTCTTATTGCCTCATCACAAGCTTGTAAAGTTGGTGGGGCAGCTAAGATCCTTGATATTGGTTCTGGAGCTATGGAAGGGGATGTGATTATAGATGTTACTGCTTGTGAAATAGCGAGTAACGATGAGTCATATCAGATTGGTGTTCAAGTGAGTAGTGATAGCGCTTTCGCTTCTGATTATTATGAAGTTGCTTCTTTATCTATCGGGGCTCTTGAAATTATTCCCGGTGATATAGATATGGAAACTGGCAGATATGTTATTAGATTCAGAAATACTATTGCTGAAAATGTAACGAAAAGATATCTAAGGCTATATGTTACCGTTGTAGGTACTATTTCTACAGGTATCAATTTTGTGGCATATTTGGCTAAGAGATAAGGAGGAGATAGAATGTCTAAAGTTACAAAGTCTTATGATAATGATCTTCTTCTTAAAGATGCTGGATTAGTAGCTGCATCTGCCGCATGTCAGGTTGATTCTGCTGATCAGATTATAGACCTTGGTGTTGGTTTGGTTGAAGGTGATATAGTAATTGATGTCACAGCTTGTGAAGTTGTAACAGGAAATGAAATATATCGTATTGGAGCTCAAATAAGTAGCGATGATGGTTTTGCTTCTGATTATTATGAAGTTGCCACTTTGTTTCTGGGATCTGCTGGAACTGCGATAGCTTCTTCTAGCCCTAGTTCGAGTGCAAGTTCTTCACCGAGTTCAACTGCCAGCCCAAGCGCTTCTGTAAGTTCAAGTCCTAGTACTTCACCAAGTTCGAGTGCAAGTTCTTCACCGAGTTCAAGTGCAAGTCCAAGTACTTCACCAAGCTCGAGTCCTAGTTCTTCACCAAGTCATAGTGCAAGTTCTTCACCGAGTTCAAGTGATAGCCCAAGTGCTTCAGTAAGCTCAAGCCCAAGTTCTTCAGCAAGCTCAAGTCCAAGTGCTTCTACTTTTTCAGCAGTAGCACATATACCTGGGGATACTAACATGGGTGTTGGCCGGTATATCATGAAGTTCAGAAATGCAATAGCTGATAACACAACAAAAAGATATTTAAGATTATATGTTACAGTTAGCGGTACAGTAGCAACAGGAATAAATTTTGTTGCATATCTGTCAAAGCAAGGTTAAGAAAGAAGATTTTATCAAAATAAAATTTATCCCTTTGTGTTAAAGCAGAGGGATAAATTAAAAACAAAAAAACAAGGAAAACAAGAAAATGAAATTAGAGACAAATGAAAATGGAAAGATTGTTTTAATTAAAAAAAGTACGATGGAAGAAGTAGAATTCGACTATCAAGTTGACGCAAGGGAAGCGATTCTTCAAACAGATAAAAATACCGGAGATTCATGTTATATCGTTCCGGAAACCAAGAAGAAAAAATTCTCTGCTCCAAAGAATGTTGAGTCGGTCGAAGAAAAGGTTAAGAAGCCCGGTTTAAAAGTAGGACCTGGTCGTAAACCAAAAGAAATTATAAAAGATAATGATGAAAATCCAGAATCTACAAATGATGATGTTAAAGACGATGATAAAGATTCTGGAGATGAAGTATAAAATACTTATAGATAAAGAATAACAAATGTTTAGTGCAACCAATACAGTCGAAGATGTAAAAAGTAAACTCGTAAATGGTTATACTTTTTATAGTTTTGCCTCTGATAACGACTATGATGAATTCATAGAAAATATCGCGGAAGATGTAGGAATACTTTATTTTTATCCGCGAATAGGGTCAACTGAATATGCTCGTATCGTAGCAAAAGATAAGGTTGGACTTGATGATTATGAAACTTATTTGTATTGGGCTGAAGTATATGCAATCTGTTATGAATTTTTAAGATTTAAGGAATATACAGCCGGACAATTACAAACCTCTACACAGGAAACTATTAAGGTAGAAGGGTATAGCTATTCTTCCGGAGGAGTCTCAGGTGCATCCTCCGGAAACCGGTCTAAAAAAGGATATTATAATTTATTTTTGAAATATTTTAAATTAGCTGGTTATGATTATTCCGGACTGGAAAGAACTTGTACAATTTTTGGTACTTCTGATGTAGATGATTCTGTTTTAAATATAATATATTAGGTGAAGTATAATGGATCTGGCTTCTCCTGTAACTTTTTACGATTTAAAAAATATAACGGATGAAGATTTAAAAAAGCTTCGGGAAATGTTAGAAACAGGTTATGTCCAGGAAGCTCTGGATATGTTTACAAGAGAATATATAACTGCTCCGGCTGAAGATTATCAGGATACAATGGTAAGGTATCTGGATGACGCGGACGATGACATTTATTCAATCCGGGAAAAAAATAATATGTTGCGTAATGTTTCCCTTTTGACTATAGGGTTATCCTCTTTACTAATTTCAAACTTCAAAAAATTCGTGAAAGATTCTTATTCTGAAAGTGTTTTTCAGTCCGCTAGTATGAGAAACCCAGATGCAAAAAAAATAATTCTTGATGAAGTAATATCTAAATTTGAGCAGACAACAACTGGTGCGTTAGCGCGGACAAATTCTTTTGTTTCAAGCAGTATCCATGCATTACAAAAAGAATCGATACTTGAAAATTTAAAAGTTAAAAGATCAGGAATAGCAGGAGAAGTTTTAGCCGAGGAACATTCTGCTTTCCAAAAGCTTTTAAAAGATAAATATCCGGATATCTACAAAGCAATAAATAACGGGAACATTGTTACAATACAAAAAATGAGTAAGGATGGGATAACAACCACTCATTTTAAGCTGGACTATTATATAGAGATGGCAGTTCGTGATATTATTTTAAATGTGGATAGGAATGCTGTTTTAAGTTCCGCTTTGATAAACGAAGAAAGGGTCGTGGAATACTTTCTTGCGGATCCACGTCATGTTAAGCAGGATAGGATCATATGTCAGGAGATTTTACATAAATTAACATTAGGAAAGGCATTGCTCGGAACGGATGATGAAATTTCTAGATTGCTAGGGATTATGTCAATAACAGAAGCGCAATCTCAATCCGCACTCTCATGGAATTGCAGGCACTCATTTAAAAGAGTATCTAAAGAATTTTTAAAAGAGATAGATAAATTAATAGGATAGAAATATGAAAGAAATATTTAGAGATATTGAAAGATATGAAGGTTTGTATCAAATCAGTAATTTTGGTCAAGTAAAAAGTTTAAAAAGAATAGATTTAAATAATCACTTATTAGAAGAAAAAATTTTGAAGAACAGTCTTACTCTAAAAGGTTATTTTCAAACAGCTTTATATAAAGACAGTAAAGTTGCTCGTTTTGCTACTCATCGTCTTGTAGCACAAGCATTTATTCCTAACTTAGAAAATAAACCTCAAATTAATCATAAAAATGGGGTTAAAATATGTAATGAAGTTTGGAATTTAGAATGGGTAACGGCGAAAGAAAACACTTGTCATGCAGAAAAAATGAATTTAAGAAATTCTAAAGGTGAGAATAATTTTACTTCAAAATTAAAAAACGAGGAAATCATAAAAATTAGAAACGAGTGTAAAAAATATACTGTTCCAATTTTATCTAAAAAATATAATATAGATGAAATAACAATATGGAGAATAATAAAAGGGGAGGCTTGGAATCATATTCCTTATTTTGAAAAAGAAGAAAATATTAAATTTTTTAATAGTGAAGAATACAAACTATTAAAAAGCAGACAAAGAAAAAATGTTAAACTTTCTGAAAGAGAAGTAAAAGAGATTTTAAGATTAAAAGGGAAGCGTCCTCAAAAAATAATAGCTAAATTTTATAATATAAGTAAAGATCATGTAAAAGGAATCCATCGAAGAAAAGTATGGTCCTGGGTGGAGGTATAAAAATTGGCATTTATTGATGGAATGAGCCCTTCCAATCTAACCAGAGCTCAAGGGCATGTAAGTACAGCTTGTACTCTTGGTACAAATATTGAAATTATTAAAGCGGACACCAAAGATGAAACTGGCTCTGCCCTGACGGAGACTGTTCTTACTTTAAAAGCATTCCCTATTCGTCTTAGCCCCTATCCCCGGGATGTTTCACAAAAAATAGGATGGGTAGAGGATACGGATATATTAGCATATTGTTCTAAAAAGACTATTTATGATTTAGGTTACGAGATAGAAAATTTAAGACGCTATTTTAAAAAGATGAGAGTTGATAAAAAATCTTACGATATTCGTTATATAGAATTTTATAGCCAATTTGCTAATGACTGGCTTTACATTATCTTCGGGGGAAAGAGATAATGTTAGGTGCTCATTTAGATAAATCTACTTTCGATGCCTTTGTAAAAGACTTGAAAAAGTTAGGGCATATAATTGCAAGCCCGAATATGCAGTTATACCGGGCACAAAAATATAGAGAGTTTACAATAAATATGGTTAAAAAAGGACAATTGGATTTGGAGCCATTGTCCGAAGTTACGCAGATGCTTACGGGTGTTCACAACCCTTTATATAAAACAGGGACATTAGTCGATTATATGGGAATAAAGCCAATAGGTAAGAATGCGGCGGAATGCGGATACTGGGGAGCAAATAAAACAGGCAAACCGAATTTAGCACAAATAGCTATATTGCAAAGTACAGGATATAAAATTCCATTAACCGGTGAGAAGGGTAAACGTGTAAGAGCTTGGTTGGCAATGCATAATGTCCCGTTACAGAACAGTTATTCCCGGGCAAAGCCTAAAGGTGGAGATACTTATCTTGTGGTTCCGGCCAGACCTTGGATCATGATTAGCTATTTTGCTTATGTTTTTTCTGGTGAAGATTTAAAAGCATGTAATGAATATATCGATAAACTTTTAAGCAGTCCGATTAATGATAATGGTGCGGGTATAACAAAAGGTATAATGAAAGATTCAATGGAGCCTGGAGAAGATGATTGGAAACTATGGGGAGGAGAAGAATAAATGTTTACTGAATTCGTTTCACAAATCTTCACACCTGAAGACACAACAGTAGTCGTTAGCAACTTTGTAGAATCCAGTATAGATGGCTCAAGCCGGAGAATCGTTTACACAGACGCATTGAATAAAACCTGCACTATCTCGTTTACTCCGGTTGATTTATCTACATGGGAAGAAATATCTTTTTACATTTACATTAAACCAATATTAACCTCTGCGGATATATTTCGGATTACAGTCAACGGCATCGACTACGATTTTTCTCAAGCAGAGCTTACACAAAATCGCTGGTGCCAAATTCTTTTTGATTGTTCCGGAATGACAACTATATCCTCTATTACTATTACAAGTCTGGTCGCAGATCTTACTATTTACATTGATTATATGGGTTATCGCAAAGTAACTTATAATGCCGATATGGATATAATCACAGCATTAAAGGATCATATCAACCTCGATTATGATGTTTCAACTACTTTATCTGCTGCCGTAGCTGCCGGTGCAGCTTCTATATCTTTGGCTAATAAAGCGTATATAACCGATACCACTATTCTCGAAGTGGATAATGGAGCAGGAGTAATAGATGAGGTAGAATTGTTGGATAGAAGTGGTGGTTTGGTTAATCCTATCACTCATGCTTTTGCTTCCGGATCTGAAGTAAGGGCTATTTGTCCGGTAAGGGCTGAAGATTTTGATTCATTACAGCCTGACCCGATTTGTGGTGTTAAAATATATGATGTATCCGTGGATAAACAGGATACAACACAAAGAACAAAAAACGGGAACAAGATAAAAACATATCTTGGAAGTTTAGGAATTATTATATATATTGATTGTAGTAATAAAAAGAAACTATTACAAATGGCGAGAGAGTTTAGTTTCAAATATGGGAAAGAATTCCAGTTTTTATTGGACGGGGAACAGGTTGATATTTATATGGAGTCGTCAGTATTCGCGGATAATATGATAGGCAATAATCCAAGGATGGCTTATTATTATAGATTAGAACCTCAGCCGTATTTGTATGTAAATAGAGGGACTATTAGTACTGTAAATTTAAGTTTAGAATCATCGGTATTAGGGTGAAATGACTGTTTTAAATAAACAATTTAATAATATCAATGACTTAAATAGAGATGATACCGGTTTGTCCGGTATTACTATTAGTAGTCCTCTTGAAACAAGTATAGAATTGATTTCTGGAAGTCCTGGTGAAAGTCAAGCTTTAACCCATAATAGTCTTAGAAATATTCAAGGTGGAATTACAGAAGCTAGATACCATTTGTCTTTAACTGAATATAACAGTTTAATGGATTTTTTAGAAAGCAATGGTGGAAGCATTGTTGAATTCGCTAATGTCGCTGCTTTTCCGGCAACAGGTGAAGATTTAACTATATATATCGCTCTTGATACAAATTTGGCTTATAGATGGAGTGGGACAATTTATGTAGAGATTTCTGCGAGTTTGGCTTTAGGAGAAACGGAGGCTACAGCCTATCGTGGAGATCGTGGCAAAACAGCATATGATCATTCACAGGCAACTCATGCTCCGTCAGATGCGGAAGTAAACGTGCAGGCTGATTGGAGTCAATCTGATAATGGTCAAGATGATTTCATTAAAAACAAACCAATAATCCCTGGAGATTATCCTCCAAATGGTGTGGATTCTGATGTTCAGTATAGAAAAGGAGATATTTTTGCTGGGGATATCAATTTACAATATGATGATGCTAGTGTCACTCTTAAAATAGGGACAGACATTACTATCCTTCCTGATAACCCCCTTGCTATACAAAAAACTGTAGATAGTTATTTACAAGTAAACCTTCAAAATTTGTCTGATGGGGTAGACGCTTCTTCTGATTATATAGTAACTGCTGACACGGGAGACGATACTCAAGGTTATGGAGACTTTGGAATTGGAAATTCCGGTTATGCTAGTGAGGCTTGGGATGTAGTTGGGCCTATTGATACTTATTTATTTGGTGATGGTGGAAATATTGCAATAGGATCATTAACTCCCGGTAAAGAAGTAAAAGTATTTATAGCTCAAACTGAACATGAAGCACATCCTGAAGATGTGGTTACTGAATTTAATAGTGATGGGATTAATTTACCTGTTAATAAAACATTAAAAGCACATTACATACAATATAACTCAAATCCGACTAAACCTGCATTTGCTAATGGTCAACAATTTTATGATGCTACGAATAAAACTATTGCTACAAGAATTTCTGATGGAGTCACTTTACAGCATGGACAAGAAAGTCATGTAATATGTTATAATAATACAGGGTCTACCATATTGAATGGTAAGGTAGTATATATTTTAGGAGCTGTTGGAAATTTTCCATCAATAGCACTTGCAAAAGCAGATCAGGTAGCCACATCTGATGGTAGAGTTTTAGGAATGGCAACTCAAGATATTGCAGATGGGGAAACAGGGTTAGTTACAAATTTTGGGAAAGTTAATGATCTTGACACATCTTCTTGGGCATCTGGAACTATTTTATATTTATCTGAAACTACGGCTGGCGATGTAACTTCAACTCCTCCGATAAGTCCCTATTCAACAATAAAGTTAGGATACGTAATTTCACAACATGCTACTACGGGGAATATTCTTATTCATATAAGTTTTGCAGGAAATCTTGATGATATTATTGATGTAACAATAACAAATCCACAAGAAGACCAAATATTAAAATATAATGGTACTAATTGGATAAATGGAGAATCAGTTGCAGCAAATGCAGGAGCTGGTGTAAATTATTTTTATGATATGTCCGCTTCGGATATAGGCGGATATTATTCATTACAAAAGACTCCTGCTGATGAAACCGAAGATGACAACTATGTAGTATGTAATAATAATGAAGTGGCTATTGAAACTTTTGCTTCTCCACTTGCAGGATTAGGTGGTACACAAATAGATGCGGGAGTATGGTCATTTAATATCTGGGGGTATGTTGATACTATTTCTGGTGGAGATTCTAGTGTTGATATTGATGTATATAAAAGAACATCTGGCGGTACAGAAACCTTATTATTCAGCATTAATTCAGGAATTTTAAGTGCTTCACTTGATTTATATACTGTTGAGTCTGCGCAACAATCATATGCAATTAATTCTACGGATAGATTAATTATAAAATTATATGGTAAGACTACTGCTACTGCTAATAGGAATGTACATTTTGTCCATGCAGGAACGACACATTATTCTTATGTAAATACTCCTTTAGTTGTTAGACATAATGATTTGATTGGGATACAAGGTGGGACAAGTGGGGATTATCAACATTTAACAACTACAGAATTAGGCTATATCCATGCACCTCATTCGGATGATCAAGTTATTCCTGATGAGTTAGCAGATTTATCTGATGATGCTACACATCGATTGGTTACTGATACAGAAAAATCTACATGGAATAGTAAATCCGATCTAGCACTTGGTGAATTATCAAGTGATGCATATCGGGGTGACAGAGGTAAAACGGCTTATGATCACTCGCAAGCAACTCATGCTCCAAGTAATGCAGAACAAAATGTACAGGCAGATTGGAACGAAGCTGATTCAGGGGCAGATGATTTTATTAAGAATAAACCGAGTATCCCTGCTGGTGTTACTCCCGGTGATACAGTGGCAAATGAAATCACTTTTGGTATAACGCCAGCGGCAGGAGCAGCAACAAGTTTTTCTCGTTCGGATCATACGCATGGAACACCTGCAAATCCAGGTGGCGGGGGAGTTACAAGATCGCAAATGAATTCTATGATTATCGCATTTGGAGTGTAATAAATGAATGTACCTTTAAAAAATGACAAATATATTTTCAATCACACGGCTAAGACAATTACTTTTGTAGGATTGAGTGGTTTATTTTTACAAAGTATATACGCAATTTTCAATGTGACCGATGGTATTCAAATCTATGATTTTGGTGATCCTACAAAAACAGGAACATTAACTGGAAGTATTTTAACACTTACTTATGATACTTCTTCTATGTCAGATACAGATAGTCTTTTAATAAAATATGATGATGGTATTTTATTAGGAATAGATTTAGCGGAAAAAGTACAAGACGAAAGTGTCCCTTTATTAAGAAGAATCGTTAAACTTTTAGAAGTAAGTGCAAATGGAGATATAGCTAATAGACAAAGAATTGTTTTAGATGCAATAACAGGTGCTTTAACATTAACAACTGTAACTACCGTAGGTACTGTAAGTGCTGTTACTAATATAGCTGCTATTGCGGGTTTAGATCAAAGACAATTTGCAGATACAGCAAGAATATCTTATAATACAGGTATAAGAGATAAATTAATATTTACATAGAGGATAATTATGGCTTTAACATCAAATTTTTTAAAGAAACAAGTAGACTTACCAGTATGGGAACAACTAAGATATGCTCCGGCAGTATCTTCAGCGATAAGTGATGCCTGTAGTGCGGACAATAGTAATTTCCATATACAACATGGAAGATATATATATTATTTAATTGCCGCTGCTGGATTTTGGAGATATGATACTTGGACAGATATGTACATGCAATTATCTTCCCCGGCAATTACTCCTGCGACATGGGCAGCGATACGTTTTGCAGGTTCATTAGGAGTTGAAGGATTAGCTCTTGCAGGAGGCACAAATACAATTACGATTCCTGCTTATTATGGAAAAGTTCTCAAAAGTTTTGACATAAGAATTATTGCTGGGCTTGGGGTAGGTCAAAGAAGAGTTATTACTGATGTTGCTGAACCTGTTATTGCAGAAACTGGTGTTGCGACTGCTATTGCGAACGCCTTGGGCGGTATTACAATTACGGATTCAACTAAGAACTGGGCATTTAACTATTGGGCAGGTTATCAAGTTAGAATTTATTCAGGCTCAGGTATTTCACAAATAAGAAGGGTATTATATAATTCTGCAACTGTTTTAACTTTAGGTGACTCTGTAATATCCGCGAGAGAAACTTTTTGTAACCCAAATATATTTTCTCCGGCAATTGCGATTACGGCTGGATTGCAATCTGTGTATGTGATTGAATCTTCAGTAGTAACTGTGGATAGTAATTGGGGAACTGCTCCAGATGCAACTTCAATTTTTAGAATAGAGTCAGGTTCAATATTTTTATATTCCAGTGCTGCTGCAACTCCATTTTATACTGTTCAGCAATATGATATTGCAACAGATACTTGGTATATTAGAACTGCGAATACTCTTGGTGTATCCGCAGTAGGTACAGATGGAACCTGTGAAAGAACAACAGAAAATGCCTCTGTATGGGCAAGAGGGAAAGCAACAGGTGGAACAGTAAATACTCTTATTGACACTGGGAAAAATTGGGTGGTCGATCAATGGGTTGGATATTATGTAAGAATATTTTCTGGAACTGGAGAAAATCAACTCAGGGTAGTTTCTGCAAACACCGCAAATACTTTGACTTGGGTTACGGCAGGAACAGCACCGGATACAACGTCTTATTATTTGATTGATGGTTTTGATTCTGGAACTCCTACTTCTGCAACATCTTCTTCAATTACGGATTCAACTAAAGCATGGACTGTAAACCGTTGGACAAACTATTCTGTAAGAATAACATCCGGAACTGGAAAAGGACAAGTAATTCCTATTGTAAGTAATACGGCGACAGCACTTACATTGTTATATGCAGCTACAGTTACTCTTGATACTACTTCTCTATATTGTATTCAAGCGGATATTGATAAAAATTATTTGGCAATGGGTGGAAATTCTTCTATTTTAATTCATAATTTAGATGATGATATTGGAAGTTATGGAAGAAGGGTAGATGGTGGTGCGGCTAGAATAGCAAGTGTGCAATATAGCGGTAGAAAACCAATAGGGATTACTTCTGCAACACACGTAACCACTACAGCAACGATTACAACAGCAATTGCACATGGTTTAAAAGTCGGTTGGTCCATTACAGTAAGAGGATTTACTGATGCAAACTATAACACTACGGCGACAATTGTAACTGTTCCTTCGGCAACAACTTTTACTTATGTTATGTCAGGAACTCCATCTGTTGATACAATTGTAGGTTCACATTCTACATCTACTTTATGTGATGCTACTAAAACATGGACAACTAATCAATGGGCCGGATATGTTTGTTATATGACGACTTCAGCAGTAACAGCTGCTTCAGGACTTACGACTGGTCAAGCAATGCAAATTGCTTCAAATACAGCGACTACTTTAACATTTACAGGTGTTGCAACTGCTGCTCCGACAAATGGTGTCTCAAGATATGTTATTTGTAAAAGGGCGATTATAGGTTCAATAAGTGATGGATTGGCAACTGGAACACAATCTACTACCACTTTACAAGACACAAATAAAGCGGCTACTCTTACGGGTTCAATGACTTCCGGATTATTTGTTTTGACTGTTTCCGTAATAGCAACAAATTCTTTGGAATTAGGAATGTCTATAACAGGAACAAGTATTCCTACAGGCACGGTAATTATAAATCAATTAACTGGAACTCCTGGTGGAGTTGGAACATATACTTTATCAAGAGCAGCTACGGCTGGCATATCCGGTGCAACGATTAACTATGCATGGGTAGTAAACTTTTTTGCTGGCAGAAGATTAAAAATGTTAGGCGCTACTGGTCAGGCACAGGAAATACCCGTCCTTAGTAATACTAGCAATACACTGACATGGCTTACCGCTGGAACTGCTCCGGTGACTCTGATGACTCCTTATGTTATAATGCATCAACAAATGAGAGGACTCGGAGTAGCAATGAACTGGGGGTTTGGAACAAGCAATTTGGCAATAAGAGGTAAATATTTCTTTATTCCAAGAGGTGGTGCTGTTCTTGGATTTGATAGATGGGATATGACCACAGATCAAATAGATTTAATGCCAATAACTCCTCAAATAGAAACATTAACAACTGGTTCTATGTATGCGTATGATGGCGGCGATAGATTGTATTTTACAAAAGAAGCTACGCTAAGAGTATATTATTTAGATTTAACTACAAATACTTTACATGGTGCAGGAATGATACCTTATTTAGCAGGTACAGCGATAATTGGGAATAGAATGGAAATATTCACTACGGAAGATGGATTAAAATATTTATGGATAAATAGACATTCTTTACAAGATTGTTATAGAGCATTATTATTTTGGTAATAATTTTACTTGTAAAATTTAAAGAATATTGTATCTTATTATAGAAAGGATAAAGTGTATTTATTAGAAATTAAAATTAGTTTGTTTATAGATTTTAACAAAATTATGTTGGAGGATTAAGATAATGGCAAATTATGGGGCTAGTGTTCGTAGAGCGGCTGCGAGAGGCGGGTCTACGCTGACAGATATCGATATTTATAAGATATTTCTTTTATGTAAAACTGAACGGGGAATTGTAAATGCAGATGGGATACCCTTTGTTCATGATGAAATTTATTCCATGGATGATTTCTATAAAAAATGTGGTGGTTTTAATTCAAGCTATTACGGTTCTTATATAGCACAATCTTTTTATGATGAACTCGATAATAACATAAATTGTGAAATGAAAGTAATAAGCCCGGTAGATGCTGCGGCTGTTCAGGCCACATATGTAATATTAGACCAAGCTGGTTCTCCGGTTAAAATATTTGATATAAAAGCTGGCAGATTAGGATTAAATGATAAATCAGCATTCGGGAATAAAATCGGAATAAAAATAACTCATACATCTGAAATAACAATGAAGTTGACTACAGATATAACTGTAGATCTTACATTCGCAATTTTAGATAGTGTTGATAACCTCGAAGTAGGGAATTACATTGAAATAGCAGATGGAACACATACAGAGGTACGAAAAATTCTCACGTTAAATAAAACTACAAAAACAGTAACTTTCGCAGTTTTAATTTATGATTATACCGTAAGTCTTACCACTATTTCAAGACTGGATTGGAAGCTTGAGATAGCAGTTAAAGACAGTCTCGGAGATTATCAAAAGGTAGAGACATGGGAAGGAGCTCTTGCTCAATCGAACACAATAGGTTTAGCCTCTGAAATAAATGATGTTGAATCAGGTTCAGATTATGTTATATTAGCTGTAAATGCTTCGAATACAAGTGACGCAGAAAATCAGAGACCGGCTGAATTATCAACATGGACAGCTTTTACCAGTGGTGCAGATGGTTCCGCCGCTTCAGATAGTACATGGGATACAATGGCTGATACCTATGTAACTTCTCAGGATTTTACATTCTTACTCGCTCCGGAAAGTTACAGTATAGCGCATAATACGAATATGCTGGAATTCGCAACTGACGGCTACAAAGGGATGTATTACGCTCAGGCCGCAAATGGCGCAAATGAGGCAACATTAAAGAATTTTGGTGCTTCGTTAAGAGGTGGAATAAAATTCGGTATGATTCCTTCTGATAAATGGATAAAAGTAACGGATCCTACCACAAGTGGAAAGACAAAAGATATACCGATGACTGGAATTGCCGCTGCTTTCTGGTTCAATACTTACACCAGATTCGGAGAAGCAAAAGTAGCTGCCGGGAATAAGAGTGAAATGGTGTTAAAATCTTCGGGAAAACTTCTGGATTCAAATGGATTAGTTCATGATGATGCCGATGGCGTTGGCGGAAGATTGATTAAAAATTATAGTGTAAATATAAGCAGATTTACCCGCGGTAAAGGAATAACAATCAATTCCGCGAGAACATTTTCGACAGATGACGGCTATAAATATCAGAATCAGGTTATGCAATGGCTGTTGTATTCAAGATCGATTGTGGCATATTTGAGATTGATTGAACAGGATCCGTCAGGATTCAAGGCTCAGGAATCGCATCGGAATGTGGTTTATGCTTACATGAAGAAAAAGTATAATGCAGGGTATTTCTTCCAAGGAACAAAGGAAGACGGTTCATTGACAGAATTTAAAGATGTTGTGATAATCATAAATGATTTTACAATAAATACATTGGCGAGGATCAATGAAGGGGAGGAAGAAATTTTCTTACAGTTCACATCGGTGCCTCCTATCGAAGTCCCGATACTTTCTCTAGCTTCTGCGGCAATAACACGAGTTACATCATAGGAGAAATTATGCAAGAAATCTGGAAAGACATTCCGGAATGGGAAGGTTTTTATCAAGCAAGTAATCTTGGTGGGCTTAAAAGATTAAAAAGAATTGTACCTAATAAATTAGGATATAATTCTTTTTTACCTGAAAAGATATTAAAACAGACTCTTGATCCTCTTGGATATTATCGAGTGCATCTTTGTGTGAATCATAAAGGTGGGAATAAAAAGGCACATAGATTAGTTGCATCAGCTTTTTTAGATAATCCTAAAAATTTGCCTCAGGTGAATCATAAAGATTTTAATAAATCTAATAATAATATTAATAATCTTGAATGGATTAGTGATGAAGACAATAGAAAGCATTTTGTAAAAAGTGAGTATTCAGAAGTTCATAATTCTAAATCCAGAGGGGAGAATAATAAAACTTCAAAATTAAAAGAGATAGATATTTATCTTATAAGAAAATTTAGAAATGAGTATAAGTTTAAATTGCAGACTTTAGCTAACCTTTTTGGGGTTCATCTTTCGCAAATTGGAAAGATAGCTAATTTTAAAGCATGGGAACATATTAAAGAAAATAAGGAGGCTATATAAATGGCTAGGGCGACTTCATGGAATCTAGAGATAGAAATACCGGGTGCAGGTGGAGGGGTAGTTTATCCCACAACTATTGGAAATTGGAGTCAAGGCGAAGAAGGACGACTCGATGTAGCAGACGGCGATGTTCAATATAAAATAAGGGATCAAATATTTAAGATAGATGAAATCCCTGTTACTATATATGTCAGAAAAGATTACGCTGAATCCGGTTCTGAATATCAAATTATGGAAAACTGGTGCACAAGTGGTGACGCGAGAGACGTAGTATTAAAATTCAGAGGCGCAGGCAGAGACCCAAACAGAAGTCTCGAACTCCAAGCAATTCTTTACAACTGTGAACTCGCAATGGGAAAACATAGCCCCTTCGACCGCAATAGCAAAACTCCGGACACAAAAGAATATTTTATGATTCCGGAATTTGTTGAGGAGATCTACTAATTTATGGCAGATAATTTCAGACTTTACGCTGGAATAGTAAAAAATGGCAAATGGTATAATCATGCTTCCGTTCATCCCTTGACCGGCGGCGTGATGGTTATGCTGGACAGTAATGACAAAAGTGGTGCCGCACGATTGCTTAATCTTATGAAGGGTTCAATTGAAGCTTTTTATACAGAGGAAGGCGAAGAGTATAAGTTGCAACCACAAGACTATCCGGACATAAAAATTGTAGATACATGGAAAATTGGATACGAAGTCATTAAGCTCGTTACCGGTGAAACTCATCCTATCATATTGGAGAATTTTTATTGCCCGCGTTGCAGCAGACCCAAATATGAACGATATACCGAGGTAAAAGAAAGTTGGCAAACTCTAATCGATAAAGGACTTATTCTTGAGTTTTATCTCCAGGACAAAGACGCTACCTTTAAAGTCAGCCTTCCCGATCCCATTACAATAGAAAGTGGAAGAATGACAGCAGGTGGAGAATTTAGTGAATTGGTTATGCAGCCTATCGCATTAAGTGATATGCTTAAAATTCAGAAAGACCCGAATGCCATGGCAACGGAAGCCAATATGACGTATGCGACATGGGATAAAATGATTGTTAAAATACCGGGAATAGCTGAAAAAGATTTTAACATTTTAAAGATGTTGGATGATACTTATTTTACAAAGAAATATGTTACCTCGCAGAAAAATCATGAGGCCATAATTCAGGCTGAGAATGATAATCTGCTTGGTATTGATGCTTTTAAGAGAAGCGTAATGTGTTCAAATTGCGGAGCAGAGATTGGGGGGTATTTAGACTTCACGAATTTTTTTTTACCATTACTCCCGAAACGATCAGACCGAAGACGGACCCTGTAAATGCTCCTGGATATTGGTTATACCCTTCTATTGGGAACAGCCAATATCCATATAGTTCCTGGGAAACCAGGATCAAAGAATATGCGTGGAATATATTAGGAAACATTTGTGAATTATACCATGGCATTTATAAAGCTTTTCGGGACCGTTACAAATGGACACCACAGGAATTTGACATGCTTGATATCAGAAGAATAAATAGAATTTATAATGAATTAAAAGAAGATTCGAAAAAAGATAAAAATACTATTGATGAAGATGATTTAGGGTAGGCGATAAGAAATGAACGTTTTATCAGGAATGAGCGGAAATTCCCGCAACATAGTAATTAGATTTGTTGCAGATACTATGCAAGCCAGCAGAAATATAGATGGACTTATCCGTAAAATGGGGCAGCTTGGAGGAACTGGGCGTGTTGGTGCTATGCCTAGAACGGCGGGTTCCCGTGGAACTAGTGACTTCGCTCAGCAAGTAATGAGAGGAACTACTCCTGTTATGGGAGATGCTACCGGTGCGGCATGGGAAGTGGCTTCGGCGGGGAGATCTTTGGCTAAGACTCTTGGTATAATTACTATTGCTCTCGCAGCATTTGGTTATGGTCTCAAACAAATATTACATTTTGGGAATCTTATTGAACAGACTAAGATTACTTTTGAAGCCGTTACAGGTTCGGCGCATAAAGCAGTTCAAATGATAGCAGGGATGAGAGAGTTTTCCAGAAAAACTCAATTTTTACCGGAAGACATTATTGGCAGTTCCGCTATGTTGGTCAAATATGGTGTTGATCCTTTTAAAAAAGGAAAATCCGGAAGAACAGCGATGGAACTTATGGGTGGTTTAGCGTCAATGCCTGGAATGGGAGGCCAACCAATAGGGTTAAGTAGAGCTATAAATGCCGCTATCGCAGGTAGAGATATTAGACCTTTAAAAGCATTAGGCCCGGATGTATTGGCTGCTTATGAAAAAGCTCGTGCTGCCGGGACATCAGGTTCCCCAGCTTATGTTAAGACAATGATGCAGGAATTAGAAAAAATTCCTGTGATAATGAAACTTTTTGATCTTCAAATAAATTCTGTTAAAGCAAAAATGTCTACTATTGCCGGGTATGCGGAAGAAATATGGATGGATATATCCGGTGCCGGAGAAGAAAAAGGTGTTTTAACTTTCTGGTCTCAATTTAGTGAAATTTTAACAGAGATAAGAGATTCTGGAGCTGAATTAGTAAATTATTTGAAACCGTTTTTTGTTGAGTTCGGTGCGAGTATGGGTGCTGTTTTTAAATTCATGTGGGAACTCTTAAAAGGTATTTTTGGAATAGTTAAAACAATGCTCTCGATATGGCTACAAGTATATAGGGTTATATTAGCGATAGGTACATTTTTATGGCAGACCTTTGGTAAAGCGTTAAAATTTATTTTTGAATTAGTTGAAAAAATTTTTAATAAAATAGGTGGAGCAGGTATTGTAAACGAGATTGTTAATAGACTTATGGAGATAGTGACTTACCTTCAATCTATGTTCCAAATAGCCGGTGTATATGTTGATCATTTTTTTCAAAACATATTAGATTGGATAGATAAATTAACTTTAAAAGGTTTTTTCAGAGATCTTTTAAATTTAGGCACCGGAGGATTAAATAATACAGATATAAATAAAATTGATAAAGAATTAGGATTAGATAGAAAAGGAGTATCTGATTTAAGAGATAAAAAATGGTATTCCCCTCAAGATACCGGAGAATATTTAGGTGAGAAAGTATATAATTTTAATAGAAAAGTCGGTGAAGGTACTGTAAATGTTATCAATAAAGTTTTAAATATTGGGACAGTAAATGATAAATTAACTATTCAAGATCAATTAGATTGGTCAGGCGCACAACCATAATGGAGGAGTAAATGGCTAGAGGACATGGGGTTATTATTTCGCTTGGCTCTTGGGCTTCTTTTGTATTTGAATTTAACCCAGTTGAAATAACAAGTACTAAAAAAATAAATTATGTTTCCGCTCCTAACATTGGTGGTGCTTTTCAAAAAAAATATTTCACAGGCTTTGAAACTAAAGAAATATCTTTTCAGCTTATTGTAATAGATATGGAAAGTCCTTCCGGGGTGTCTGAGGAGATAGCTTATTTTGAAGCACTTCGCGAACCCGATCCCGGTATCACCGGCGGATGGGGGTTGACCTATGGAAATGTAAATTACCCACCTCCTAAAGTAATGTTTCAATTTGGTGTATCTTATATACCTTTGGTTTGGGATGTTATGGATATTACTATAAAAGAAACACATTTTCATTCAGGGATAGTAAGAGGAATTTTAGGTATTCCAAAGAGAGCAGAAATAAATATTACTTTAAGCTTAGATGAAGAAGATCCTTTAAACAAAGCAAATCAAATAGCCAAAAAGATACAAATGTATGCCGCTTCAGCTAAAAGTATTACTCGAGAAGTGTTATCCAATGCTAAAGGGGTTAGAAAGGAAATGCCGGGATTATTCCCATTACAAAAGAATGCGGGTAAGGGGCCAACTCGTTTGGATAGGAGATATTAATGCTTAGATGGGAAGCAGTTGAAGATAAAATATTATTTGATATGACGGTTAAAATGTATCGCGAACCGTTTCATCCTTTAAAAACAGTAAAGTCCGCTTATAAAAATTTAGAATTAGACCATTATGCTTATCGACATTTAGGAAGTGAATTATATATGTATCGAATACTTGATACTAATTTTGAAAAATATATAGAAGAAAGAGGTGATCTTTCCAGAATGGGAGATGTATTAACCCCAACGCAGGAAGACACTTTAACAACGGTATTGTAATGGCGATAATGAAACTCTCAACAAGAGTTGTTTATTGGAAAATTGAAATAGATGGCTTTGATATTACATCTGTTATTGGACCTTATGTAAGTGATATCAAGGTAAGATCAAGTATTCTACCATTACCTAAAATAAAAACTGCCCAGGCAAAACCAAGATTAGCTTTTCAGAATTTTAAAAGTACTAGCGAAAGAGCACCTTCTGAAGCAGATATTTCAGTGACTTCTCATGATTATATTGAGGTTATCTTTACTGAAGGGCGAAAGATTAAAATATATATGGGCTATGATCCAATTCGTCCTCCTTTAGTCTTTTCCGGAATTATAGTTCATTTACCTGATGGCAGCGCCCGGGATATGTTGAATTATACAGTTAAAGCATTAAGTACAGAAATTATGCTGGCACTTGAACAAAAAAATAGAGCATTTACCTCTTTAACAAAAACAGGAATTATTCAAGAAATTGCAATTGCTCATAGTCTTATTGCTATTGTTGACATTGAGGGTGATAATATTATACAAGGTAAATATCAAATGCTTCAAAGAGCTAAAACTGATCTTGAATTTCTGACTAATTGCGCGGAGGCATGGAAATGTAAAATGTGGTTCGCTCATCCTGATATTTTATACTTTATATCGGATACAGGGGATAAAGTTCATACTTACCAACAAAAAAGTACGGTATATTTAGGATATAGAACTGATATCATGGATTGTAATGTTGAAAGTGTGAGTTGGAAACATGAACCTCCACGGGCAGCCTTAGAATTAAATTCTGGGATTGGTGGTTTTAATGAACAAGGAACAGTAAAAGGCATTGATGAATTTAAAATACACGCTTTAGATATTGAAACGAATAGATGGGCTACTTTTAAATTGAAAAGTAATGTCGCTAATTTAATTAAAGATAAAAAGTTAGGAATGGAGGCTTCTGGTTCATTATTTAAAATATTAGCTCAGGGGATGTTTTCTTCTGATAACTACCAAACATTTAGAAAATATTGGAAGATCGTAGACTATGATGATAAAAATAGTCCAGACTCACCCCCCAGTTCTTCCGATTCAGGTTGGGGAATTACTGTTAATATGAACGAGGCTGATCCTACTTTATTTCCACCATTTCGTGCTGTCCTTTATTCAGGCAGTATGGATCCACACGCAGATACTTCTCATCTTCCGATTTGGCTAACATCCTGGGGGGGAGAAAAAATTGGTGCTACCCTTTTGAATATAAATGAAGTATATTTAAACTATACAAAGGGTGTTTTAACAAATGAATTTAGATGTTCAGTAAGTTTGAATTTAAGGTAAAAAATGAGTAATATTTATAGTAAACATTTAGCAATAGCAAAAACGACAGACCCCGCAGATGTAGAGGCAGAATGCACAAGCCGGGGATGGCAATACGATAAAGGTGCTATATTTGTATATATTCCGGAGATAGGATTCGAAGGAACTAATATGATATATTGCAGATATGCTCTCTCTCTGCCTTATATAAGGATTCAGGAGGGGTGGAAGCTATGGGTCGAACCTACCATCTGGAATGATAACGGAGATCAAAGATGGATTTATAGCGGTATAGCTGATTGCGGCTCAGTAAATAACTCTCCCGATACTGACACTCAACTATTAATCCAATTATTAAGTCAGGTTATATACGCAAATACAGATGGAGAAATTCATTTATCAGCGGTTGCCGCGGATGAACCTTTAGTATTAGGGAATAAATTACAAACATGGATTACAAATACATTGAAGGCTGCTTTTGATAATCACACTCATTTGTACGCTCCGGGACCAGGTGCTCCCACTCCGAGTGGAACACCAGCTACACCTTTAACAGATTCAACAGATATCTTATCAGAGAAAGTATTCACGGAGTAACTAATGAGAATAGATGACATGTACATAGGGAATTTAGCTTTTTTGCTAAATTATGACCTGGGAGAAACTAACTCTGAAATAGAATATGAAATATTTAAAGTCGCTTTCCAGGATGTAGAAAGTGTACATTATGACCGGCAGATGGGTGGAAATTTTAAAGATCTCGAGCAGGAACCAAATAATTTAGCTGTGGGCTTGACATTTGTAACAAATCTGGTAAGATCAATGTATTATGTTAATCAGGAAAAAAACAGTGAACCATATATAGTTATTGGCTCGGATAGTGTTAATATTCAAAATGAAGTCTCAAGAAGTGGAAATGATGAATATGTTGTTGAAGTAAAATATATGCTAATGCAAGATTTAAATAAAGAAGGGACGGTTACAATATAAAATGATAACTAATTTGTTTAAACATAACTCACGCTCATATTATGATGTTTACAATGCCATGGTAGCGGCTTATCCGCGTAAACCTACCTGGTTATTCAAAGAAATGGCCGGGTTATTCGATTTCTCCTCAGAACTTATGAATAGAATAGCTACTGACATTCTGTACCCAAAAACAAGAGAATCTGCATATGCTTTTGCTAATCTATGCGATTACTCACCCACAGAAGCAGACGGTGCAACAGATATATTGACGATAACCCTTTCCGGGGCAATGAGCAAAACTCTTGCTATTAGATATCAGGTCGCAGGGTCTTCCCTTGCAACAGGAAAAACAGTTATCTATGAATTAACCGCAACAGGGAATTCTGGGGGGACAGGAACTATAACAGTTGCAGCAAAGCAAAAGAAAACTGTTTCTAATGTCTTATTAGGCACCATTGCAAATTCAGATGATTTTAGCGATTACCCTATAGATGGTTACACCAAAATAATAAAAAGCTCCATCACATTAACAATAGATTCAGTCACATGGACAAGGGTAGATAATTTTGATAATTCCGGACCCACAGATCATCATTTTATTTTAATATATCAATCAAGTAGTAAGGTAAGATATGGATTTGGCGATGGTGTTACCGGGGCTAAACCTACAGTTAATTCGTCTGTTTATGGTAATTTTGAAACCACTGAAGGCAGCAATGGCCAAATGGATGCCGGAGAAATAACAATAAATACCGGTGGAGATAATGATATTGTTTCCATAACAAACGCGGGAAGCAGCGGCGGAAATGATTCAGAAAGTATTTCTTCGATCATTAGAAATGCAAGAGGGAATGTAAGGCTTAAAAATATGGTTTGGTCACAGGAAGATCTCGAAACTGCTGCAAGATCATCTTCCAGCTCAGTTCAAAAAGCGTTGGGGATACCTAATGAACCAACAGTGGGAGAAGCTACCATTCAGATAATTTCTACTTTAAGTCACTCCGATAAAACAGGAGTACCAAGTGGAGGGCTGAAAAGTTCAGTGGATATCTATGTAACGGCATTAACCCAGTTTGGAGTAATGCCTATAACAATATCAGATCCTTCCACGGTAAGCGCTAATATTTCAGTTGAATTTACGGTAAGAACCGGGTATGATTTAGGAACAGTTATAAATCTGCTTGGGTTTGCAATGACATTAATAACATGCTGCGCGGATAATCAAATTACGGAATATTATGATGATGAAGGAATAGATGCTTGCCGGGAAAACGTAATAAATGTATTATGGGATTGGGCGTTTGTTGAAGATGATAACGATGCCCTTGAATTTATTATACAGAAGTGGCAATCATTATTGTCATCGTCCGGAAGAGAATTTAGGGACTGGGGATATTCCTTAGAAGTCGGCACAATTTGGATCATGGGAGATAGTTTAGGAGATTATGGTGTAGATACATTTAATGTGATATCACCGACAACAAATACAACTGTTACGGCAACTCAAATAATAAACACAGGAACTATTGTAGTTGCTAATGCTGATGGTTCAAGCAGCCCAAGTTCTTCACCAAGTTCTTCACCAAGTACTTCATCAAGCTCAAGCCCTAGTACTTCACCTAGTAGTAGCCCTAGTGCGAGTTAAAGGAGAAATATGGCAGATTATGATTTTATAACAACGTGTAATTGGACTACAACTGGAGCTTTTACACTTAGAGCATATATAGGTAACACTACAGATGTAGTTACATCTGTTAGTCTTTTTTATCGTAAAAAAGGGGATCTTACATGGATTGAAACGACTGATGGTACAATCAACATTACATCTACAGGTGAATGGGAAGTTGGTAATGATTGGAATAAAAGCGGAAATGATGTATTAACTCATTCATATCATGGAATTACTGCAATTGATGCTTGTACAAGTGTTGAATTTGATATAGATACTTTAGGTATTACAATAGGAAATTATTTTCTTTATAGATGTTGGTATAATTGTACAAATTTAACATCGATGCCTTCAGGATTCAATTTACCAACAGGTATTACAAGTGTTGGAACTTATTTTCTATATTCATGTTGGCATGGATGTAGTTCATTAACATCGATGCCTTCAGGATTCAATTTACCAACAGGTATTACAAGTATTGGGGCTAATTTTATTCATTCTTGTTGGCGTGGATGTAGTTCATTAACATCGATGCCTTCAGGATTCAATTTACCAACAGGTATTACAAGTGCTGAGAATGGTTTTCTTATGTATTGTTGGTATGATTGTACAAATTTAACATCGATGCCTTCAGGATTCAATTTACCAACAGGTATTACAAGTGTTGGAACTTATTTTCTTTACGCATGTTGGTATAATTGTACAAATTTAAATAATAATGATTATACAGAAGATATAGATTTTGAATATGATGCACTATATGTTTTTGATGGAACTTGTCCAATTACACCTAATAATATTAGTGGAGCTACTCCCGAAAGTCCAATTTCGGTTGCAATCAATAGATTAGCTAGTGGTAATAGTCCTAGTGCTTCACCTAGTCATAGCCCAAGTTCAAGCCCTAGTCCAAGCTCTAGCCTAAGCCCTAGTTCGAGCCCTAGTTCGAGCCCTAGTTCATCAGAAAGCCCTAGTACTTCACCTAGTTCTAGTCCAAGCTCTAGCCTAAGCCCTAGTACTTCACCTAGTTCTAGTCCAAGCTCTAGCCCTAGTTCTTCTGTGAGTTCTAGCCCAAGTTCTAGCCCTAGTTCTTCTGTGAGTTCTAGCCCAAGTTCAAGCCTAAGCCCAAGCACTTCTATGAGTTCTAGCCCAAGTTCTAGTCCAAGCACTTCTGTAAGCTCTAGCCCAAGTTCTAGTCTAAGCCCAAGCACTTCTATAAGCTCGAGTCCAAGTTCAAGCCCTAGCCCTAGTTCTTCACCTAGTTCTAGTTTAATAATAAATTTACCTAATAATTATTTTAATTTCAATATTCCTACTTTTAATTCTGCTTTTGGACAAGACTGGACTTCTTTTCAAACTATTACTGATGATAATGTAGATCATTCTATCGATAAAATTGTTCAGTTATATTGGCTTAAAGACCCAGCTAAGATGTCAGTCTTGGCTCTTGAAATTTCTTTACGACTTCGTGGAATTAAATTCAGTTCAACAGATTCCGTAGCAGTTAAAAAGTTTAAATTAAGAAATTTTGTGGCTCAGTTTATGAATAAAGGCTTAATGGATGCTTATCTTGATTTAGTAGAAAATATAACAGAAGAAAGAGGAATATTAGAATTATCTTCTATTTCTAATTTTGAAGTATTTTTTGATACAAAAGCAGAATATGAATATAATCAATATTTACCTACTCTCGCTGCCTTACCTGCAAATTATCAAATTGTTCAAAGCTCTTCCTATGTTATGAACGAAAATTATGTTTCTTGTCTTCTTTTAGATACAATAGCAGGGGAATATTATTTAGGCTGTTACCAACTTAATAATGGCATTGCTAGTCTTGTTGGAAGTTTATTTGATTTAGGTCCAGCATCTTCTACTATTGAACTTGCAGGAATGAACAGTACTGATATTGCTACTCTTCAATATAATCTTAGCAATGGAACATTATCATATTATAGATTTAATGGAAGCACATGGTCATTAGTTGGTGATGCTCTTGTAATATCTCTATCATACAAAATAGGAAATATGAATAGTACAGATGTTATGATTGGAACATATTCCGGAATTTCTAATTATTTATCATGTTATAGATTTAATGGAAGTATATGGTCATTAGTTGGAAGTAGATCAAGTGATATTGGACATAGCATTTTATATTCCACTAGAATAAATGATACTGATATAATGACGGTTTATGATTCCTCTCCCAATCAATGGTTTAGAAGATATAATTTTAATGGGAGCATATGGTCATTAGTATATAGTCAATTAACACCTGATACCTCTTTAAATTACATCCCTTTTCTTTGGGATGAGAATGAACTTATTCTTGGCTCGGTAGAAGTCTTTGGAGGTCAGAATAGACATCTTATAAGAATGGATGTTAGTAATACTCCTTGGACTATTATAGAAAATTTTGATATGAATGAAAATTATTTAGGAAATTTTTTAAAGGTTGAAGAAGAGCTGATATTCGTTTCGGATACAAATTTTTATGTTTTTGAAATAGATTCTCAAAATCTTTTCCATTGGAGTACAATAAGTGTAGAATTAGATAAAATAGAAGAATTATTAAATGAAAAAACTATGCATCCTGCATTTTATAAAATGAATATAGTCAATGACCAATACGAAAAAAATATTTTAAGAGTTATTATTTAAAACGATAATCTTACCCCTAGCATATAATTTCTCATTACACATTCTAAATGGGAAAATATTCCTACCACTTGCCAAATATTTCTTAACCAATGTGTAGGTAATATATAAGATATTAAAAAATGCGATGTCCCCCATATTCCGGCTGTAATAAACAATCTTTGTTTAGAAGGACGACTGCTTAAAATAGAATTAGCTTCAGTACTGCCATCAGGATTTTTATGTAAAAAAGTATAAGTCTGCCACAAATCTATTCCAGCTATTGTTAAAAATCCTAATTCTAAAAAAGTATCACGAGTGTCCCATTCCTCTTTTTCCTGCCTTATCCCTTGATAATAATTTAATTCATCTGATGAAAAACTTGCTAATCTATAACTTTGAGCAAAACAACTCGAAGCAACCATCAACACAACTAAAATCATTATTATTTGTTTCATTTATTCCTCCGGTATTCTCTCCACAATATTATCCCGATTATTATGAAGCAAATAATTCCGAATATAATCGCTCTTATCATTCTAATATCCATATCATTATAACGTCTTTTTATAACAAAAACATCAATAATTTTACTTGCTTTTAAAGAAAAAATCTGATTTATTGATAGAGAAGTACTAAATTTTAGGACGAAAGTTATGGTAAGAGTTTATGACATAATTTGCAAAAAATGTTGGTTTCAGTGGAAAACTAAAACCAGCCTGAAAAATGCCCTAAATGTAAAAATAAAGATTTAGATATTCAAAGTGAACTTAAGGAAGATTAGTGAGATGAAATGGTTGAAATTATTGAATATATTAAGCTCCACATTGATGGCAGTAAGTTTATTTTCATTATTATTGGTATTGTTGGTTTCTTTCTTAAAATAATAGCAAAGTATATACAGAAGAAACTTAATGAACTTGAGAAACTGAAAGACGAAGTAAAAAGCATAGCAAATAGAGTTGAGATATATGACATGAGACAAGAAGGCCGTGAAGGATTTACTTCAACTGTATCCGATCATGAAACGAGACTCAGGGTGCTCGAGGAATTAGAACGAAGACAAAACAATATACCGATAAATTTTAAGGATAGAAGGAGAGCAAAGGAATGAAATACGATATAAAGTACAACAGCCAACGCAACAATAACTCCTTTGATGGTAAATTTCCAGCATACTCGCAATGCTTCTCTACTTCTACTTTCATGCTAATGTCTTTTTACTCATTTGAAATAGATGCACTTGATGATCGGCAACTCGCTAAATATGTTGATGATGTAGAAATTTCCGTGGGTATTATTCCCGGACTCGCGGAAGAACTCCGTAAAAAGAATCCAAAAGTAACTGGTTATACCTCTCTTTTCTGGGAGATACAACACGCAGGATTAAACAAATGGCTTCATGAGAAAGGAGTTCAAGGTAATGCCATGCTTAATCTTAATGCTTCCTTTGCAGATATAAGGCAAGTATTAAATTCCGGTCCAGTTGTTATAGGTACAAATAAAATGGGAAACCTCCCCGGCGGACATGTGATCCTGGGCGTTGGAAAAGATGATTTAAGTATAATTTGTTTAGACCCATTTGGTGATGCTCGCAACAATTATACAGATGGAACCGGAGACTCAGTTTATTATTATGATGAATTTTTAAAGAAATATTTTACCGGAAGAATATTATACTGGAGATCATAAAATGAAAAAAATACTCATTATAGTGTTAATTATTCTATTTCTTGTTTTACCATTATTCGCGGAAGAAGCAAAGAAACCGATAATTAAATATAAAGTTCCCGAAGTAACCTTATTAATTTCCGATGGAGTCGCTTTTATATAACGCATAGGTGGCCTTCAATATATTTTTATTATTCATCAAAGTGGTGCCGCCCTCATACAGATGCAAGAAAATGATAAAGATGGTAAAGTCATAATGAAAAAATGTGAATGTGAAAACATCTAAGAGGAGAACACCATGGAAAGCAAATTAGAGCAGGAAGCCAAAGACGTTAGTATGGGATATTGTGAGCATCATACGGAATTCGAAAATAAAATAAATTGTATCATTGAAGTTCAGGAAGATAAAATGATGGATATATGGAAAATGACAAAGGGCGAACTGTACAAGATCGTCTTAGATAGTCAGGAAGTAATTTTAGGGCATATCAATGGTCTCAAGGATATGGTGACTAACTTTTTAAATACAACAGCCCGGGCAACGGAAAGGCATGACAAAGAAATAGAGAAGCTGAATATCCGTATGCAACAGATAGAAAAAAGATATCATGATGGGAGAAAGAAGGAGTAGTATATGAAAACAAAAGAGCATAAAATATTAAAGGCAATGTTTTATAGTGGTGGAGAACTTTATATGCCATGGGTTTACGCTTTTGTGTTTCTATTTATTATAGCTCTATATTTAATTGTGCGATTGATTTCCCCACTTGGAGTAACGGATAAAGTACATCTTTCTGATGATTTAATAATTAAATTATTTTACGGAGTAGTCGGACTTATCGGAGTAGCAACAGCAGGAAGGGCTTTAAAAAATAATAAAAATAATAGTAACGACATAAATAAAGCCTTTGATAAGGTAAGAGGTTTGGAAGAGCAAGTTAAAAATGTGATAGGTCCGGACACGGATCTTCATATGTAAAAAATATAAAAAACAGGAGAGAGCAAAATCTATGGGTAGTAACGGAGTATCGTTTTTAATTCCGGCGCGTAATGAGAAGTATCTACAAAACACAATTGATAACATTCTACAAAACATCCGGGGAGACAGTGAAATTATTGTAGTATTAGATGGCTATGTACCAGATCCTCCGATTGTTTGTACGGATAGCCGGGTGATGTTTATAAAGCATGAAACGTCTATAGGGCAACGAGCTGCGATCAACGAAGCGGCGAGGGCATCAACGAAAGATTTTATTTTCAAGGCCGATGCGCATTGTGCAATAGATGAGGGTATGGATACAAAGTTGATGGCAGATTGCGAGTATGATTGGACCGTCATACCTCGCATGTACAATCTTGACATAGAAACATTTAAACCTAAGTTCAATAAGCGTACCGATTACATGATGGTTAGTTGGAATGACAAAAATGAGTTAAGATCTTTATATTATACTGGTAAAGATTTTCGTAAATGGCATGATAGATCGGAATTAATAGACGATACAATGTGTAATATGGGGCCTGGATTTTTTATGCATAAAAAACGATTCATTGAAACAGGCATGTGTGATGAAGGGCATATTGGGGGTTGGTCGATGCAAGGAATAGAAACAAGTTGTAAAGCGTGGCTTTCAGGAGGGCGATTAGTTGTAAATAAAAAAACATTTTTTTCACATTGGTTCCGAGGAAACATAGGCTTTCCTTACCCTATGTCAGGAAGAACTATAGATAAAGCCCGCAAATATTCTATGGATTTGTGGTTAAACAATCGTTGGCCTCAACAAACAAGAAAATTTTCATGGTTAGTTGAAAAATTTTGGCCAGTGCCGGGATGGACAGAAGAAGATATAGCTGCATTAAAAGAGCAGGAAAGAACCGGTGAAGATTACATGACTATTAGAAAAAGATTAATAGAAAATAAAAAACAAAAGGAAGATAAAATAAAAATGAAGGAAAAAGAAAAGGGATTGCCAAATAATGCAGGAGTAAATATAGATGAACTGCATAGAATTTTTTATAAGAATGTACATTTAAAAGGTAGAGATTTACGTTGGAAAGGATTACGCATGATTAAATTACCCATGGATATCTGTTTATACCATGAAGCAATTTGGGAAAGGAAACCTGATTATATGGTGGAAATAGGTACCGCATTCAGCGCCTCGGCCGTCTTCTTTGCTGATATGCTAAGATTAGTAGGGAATGGTGGTAAAGTAATAAGTATTGACCCTAGTCCACGATCTCCTGTAGTAGAAGACCCTGATATAACTTATTTAACCGGTGATTCAAAAGATCCCGAGATAGTCAAAAAAGTAAAAGAAATTATTGGAGATAAATCGTGTATGGTAAGTGTAGATGGAGACCATTCCAAACACCAAGTACAATGGGATCTTTACCGATATAGAGATGTTGTTACTCCAGGACAATTTTTAGTTTGTGAAGACTGCTACGATAGAAACGGAGCGAAATATGGTCCTAAACTGGCACAGGAATGGTTTTTAGCAAAGCATAAAAATTTTGAATTACTACATCCCGAAGCAAAATATCTTATAGGATTTACCCGGGATTCATGGCTTTTAAGGAGGAAATAGGATGAGTAGACCCTTTTTATATATAGATAATGGGGAAACAAAAATATGTAGTAAATGTAATAAAGAGAAGCCTATAAAAGAATTTAGAAAAATAAAAAATAAGACATTGTT